GAAGCGCGCCGCGATCTTGTCGCCGCCGGTCAGGCTCTTGACCTTAGACTCGGCCCAGCGACGGCCCTGTTCGGTCTCAATAGCCGCCACAAAGCGCGCGCCACGCAGCCCCGCCATGTCGGTCGGGTGCCGGTCGGTACGCGTCTCCATGAAGGTGTCCATGGGCGCATTGGTCGCGTAGTCCCCCAGGATGTCGGCCAGCGTGTTGACGAACACCGACTTACCATTGGCGCCCGTGCCGTACAGGAAGAAAAGCGCGTGCTCACGCGTGGAGCCCGTAAGTGCGTAGCCCACCATGCGCTGCAGGTAGTCCTGCAGGTTCTGATCGCCGCCTGTCACGTCACTCAGGAAGGCTCGCCACTGAGGGCACTCGCCTCGGGGTGTTGCAGTGGTGATCTTGGTCATGCGGTCTGCACGCTCATGCGGGCGCAGACGGCCACTGCGCAGATCGACCACGCCGCCGGGGTTGTTGAGCAGCCATGGATCGGCATCCCACTCCTCGGTGGTAGCGGCATGCCTGCGGTCGGCACGTGCCAGGCGCTCGACACCGCCCACCGTGCTGGACGCCGCCAACTTGGAGGCGATGCGCGGGTTACGAGTGTTAAGCGAAGCGTGCCGGCAGACGTGACGGATCAGATCGGTGGCTGCCAGAGTGTCTTCTGAGCGCCAGCGCTGCCCATCCCAGACCAGCCACTTGCCCCAGCCAGCCACATAGCGCCAGTCCTTGTGATACCTGCGGGTAAAGGACAGCGCCAGCGCGTCTTCCGTGCCCCAGACGGCCTCCTCCAGTCCGACCGCGTTGGCCAGCGTGTCCAGGTCGTCATCGACCAGATGCATTTGCATGCGCGGACCATGGGCGATAAAGCCAGCGACGTCAAAGCCTTCTGCGCGCGCGTCTGCTGCATCCCAGCCCTCGGGAGCGTCCTCCGGTGGGTACAGGATGTGGCAGGTGCGAGCCCCGGCCATCAGGATGGCTTGCGAGGCACGGTCGGCGTACTCCCAACCGGGCTTGTCCTTGTCCGGCCAGATCAGCACGACCTTGCCGGCCAGCGGCGACCAGTCGGTTTTCTCGATCGGCGCATTGGCACCGTGCATGGCCGTGGTGGCGCAGATGGCGGTGTCGATCAAGGCCTGGGCAGATTTTTCGCCTTCGACCAGGACGACGGTACCCACAGCCCGTATGCCAGGCTGGTTGTACAGCGGCCGAGGCTCGGGCGGTGCCATCTTGCGACGCTTGGCATCCCAGGGGCGGAACTCCTTCTTGCCACCGGGCGGGTCGTAACGGTAGACGACAGCGATCAGTTTGCCTTCACCATCGAGGTAGTCCCATTTGGCGGTGGCTGGACCCAGTTCATCGACGGGCACGTCTTTTTTAGCCTTGCGCGGTGTTACTGCCGAGCGTCCCATGAGGTCGGCGCAGCGGGTGAGCACCGCAGCGAAATCACCATGGGCGTCGATGCCAAAGTGGCCGCCGATCAGGTCGAAGATGTCACCACCGGAGTCATCGGCACGGTCGGTCCAGAGACCCGCCTTCTCGCCGGTGAGCACCACTTCCAGGCTGTCGCCCGGGCTGCCCAAGATGTCGCCGATCAGGAACTTGCCGCGCTTGACCTTGCCAGCGGGGAAAAGGCCCATCAGCACCGATTCGAGCCGGCCAAGCAAAGCGGCGCGGACCTCATCCCGATCGGATGGCTGGTGTGTAAACACAGGCTGCTGCGCAACCGGTGCATCGTCATTGAAGTCCAGACCCGGTGGCCCGGCTGGGGGATAGATGTGTTCTTCTTCTGTGTTCATCGATTCGCGTTCCAGCAACGCTCTGCCCAAGCGCAGAACTTGCATTCAAAGTGGGAAGATTGCGCAAAGCTGCGCGGCAGCAGTTCACCGGCTTCGGTGGCCTGGATGACCTTGACGGCACGGTCGGACATGCGCTGGGCCAGCCCCGCATCGAAGGGGATCAGCTCGGCGTAGATCTCCATCGTGTCGGCGTTAACCGCCGTGAAGAGCGCGGGGTGCTCGTGCAGGGTCAGATAGCTCTGGTAGACGGCGATCTGGGCTGCGTAGACAGGCTTGGCCACGGCCAGCTTGTGCTTTTGCAACTCGCGCCAGGACTTGGTGCCCAGGCACTTGTTCTCCCAGAGCGCCGGATAAGCAAAGCCCTCCGGGCCGCCCACCAGCACGCCATCAACGTGTCCACGCAGCCGCCCTTGGGCGACGCTGAAGCCGAACTGGCGCCCGTCGGCATTCTCAGTTTTGAGGATGAAGCCGGCCATGCGCAGCCAGCGGATGACCATGGCTTCGGTCTGATGCCCCCGCTCGAAGATGCGCAATAACCTGCCCGAGAACCCCTTGCCGGGGTCCACTGGTGCCTGCGCATACTCGAACTGCAACTGCCGCTCGCACGAGACACCCAGGCGAGAACCGCCCAGGTATTGGCGCGGCGGCGTGGCATCACGCTCTTGCTCCAGTGCAAGGTCCATCAGCGCCTCGATCTGGCCTGAGAGACTGGCCGATGCGTTGAAGTCCAGCATCAGGGTGTCTCCCAGGGCAAGTCACTTTCCAAATCGGCAAAGGGATCGTCCACCGCAGGCTTCAAGCCACGCACCGGTGGGTACTTGGCTTCGGCGTGGTGGGCCACCATGGACTCGGTGTACCGAGTGACGATCGCGTCAATCACCCGCAGGGCCTCCTTCTCGGAGTAAGCGCCAAGAGGCTTGTCGAATCCGATGTCACCGGCCGCCTCGCCGAAGGCTCGCAAGCAGGATCGCATGGCCGAACGTTCAATGTCCGTTGCATCAATCATCTCGAACTCCTGGTTGAACCGTTGTGCATCGACCCAGTTGCCGTACATCCGATGAAAGACGTCTTGGCACTGACGGCTGCAAAACACCCAGTCCAGTGGGTAGCGCTTGGCATCCCCAATCGGGTGGCGGTTGTCGGTGTGTCCCAGCCCGCGCGCCTGGCGCGAGCACACCCAGCATTTGCCTCGCATGCATGGTGCCTCCCTCACTGAGCCCAGGCTGGCTTACCGGTGGGCACCACAGGGCGCGCCTGTGGGGCGGGCTGCGCGTAGGCAGGGGTAGGTTGCACCGGGGCACCAGAGTGGCCACCACCGCCCCTGTGGCCGCCAACCGAGGCGTGCATGCCGGCAATGGGTACGTAGTCCTTGTGGTCGGGCTCGATAGCGACCTTGACCACGTTGCGGTCATCGCCTTTGCCGTCCTTTTCGACATCGACGCGGGCCAGGAACTCGATGCCGTCCAAATCGGCAAAGTTGTTGATGCGACGGGCAGCTGCCGCCTGCGGCGAGTTGTCCTGGGGTTGGACGTTGCGGGCGCTGTTGAGCACCGCGCGGATGAAGCTGCGCCCCATCTGACCCCAGGTCGGACCCTTGGGCGAATACAGCCCGACGTTGGACCACATCTTGCGTTTGGCAAACGGGCCGTCGGTGACGACGAACTCACAGGCGAGGTAGACAGCCCCGGTGTCGAATGACTGGGTGGCATAGCCGCCGGTCCAGCCTTGCGTGTGATCATCATGGCCACCGGGTTTGATGGTCATGCGCACTGGCACGGAGATGCCGCGCGGGATCAGGTCAAAGCCACCTTGCTGGGCTTCGGCGTCGTTGAAATCGCTCCAGCTGGCAGGGGCCGTGGCGTGTTCGTAGGTATTCATGGGGTGTCCTTTCAATTTGTGTGTTCAGAGGTGGGTGTCTGGCCCAAGCACTTGGCGATGAGCCGACCCAGATGGGGTTCTTCGATGGGGTCCAGGCGGCCGCTGCGGTCTTTGCTGGGGAAGCCAAAGCTGTTGTCCGCCCCCGTCACAAAGCCCCTGTAGGTCGATCCGTCGTCGGCTTTGAGCACGGCCAGAGTCACCACCTCATCGAGCACACCAGGCAGCTCCAGCGCGGTCTTGCTGCCCTCGAGCTGCAGCTGGTAGTAGCGGCGGTTGAAGTCGTCGGTCTTCTCTTCCAGGATCGCGACGTAGATGACGTGCTTGTCGCGCACGTGCTGCAGGTGCGTGAGCGCCGTGATCATTTCCTGGCCCAGCAGGCCATACGCTCCCCGGTTGTCAGGCTTGCCGGTTTTCTCGCTGAAAGCCTGCGGCTGGGTTTTGCACCAGGCCAGACACAGACGTGAGAGCACGGTCAGGCTGTCAACGAAGTAGGTGTCGTACTTGGCCAGTTGCGCCGGATCGCCGTAGGTGGCACAGACATGGTCGTAATGCGCCTTGGAAAAGGCCTGATCGGCCGATGCGGTGGGCATGGGCCCAGCCAGGAAGACCACGAGATCGCGGAACTCTTGCCACGTGCGCGGGCGTACCGTGTCACCCGGCCAGTCCTTGACGGAGAGATCACCGGCTTCGAGATCCACGAACAGGGTGGTTTTTGGCGGCAGGGTCCGCAACTGCGTGGTCTTGCCCACGCCAGGAAACCCCACCAGGCCAACCTTGGCGCTGTGCCGTTCTTTGAGCCGTTCTTCAGCGGAGATGATGGGCAACATCACTGTGCTCCTTCACCGGCAGAGGGCTTGCGCAAGGTGAACTTGGCCGCCTTGGGCTTGACCGTGCGCGCGGCCATGAAGGGCTGGCGAAATACCTCGGGCCAGGCCTTGAAGCGGGACTCGCTCACGCTGTACTTGGCCGAGATGAACTCGGTCGGGTTCTGGCCGGTAGCAACCATGCGGTTCCAAATGGACTGCAGCGCTTTCTGGTCCCAGGACACGTCCTTGCTGACCTCCACGGCCACGTCGAAATCACCCTCGAAGACGTGGGTGGTTCCAGTGTCTTTGCTCTCAGCCAGCAGCTGAGACTTGGCCTGTTCGCCAAAGCGCATGTCCAGACCGGCTTGGATCATGGTGGACAGTGTGGCCAACTCGGACTTGGCAGCCGCCTCAAAACGCTTGAGGTCAGCCACATGGGTCAGCGGCAGATCACGAATGACCGTAGCTGATAACTCCATGAATGGCACCGGCAGTGCAATGCCACTGCGTTCGAAGGCGGCCTCGAGTGCGGAGGGCTCAGCTGCAGTGTTCGCGGGGGATATGGCGAGGGTGTTCATGCGGCCACCGCCTTGCTGGTACTGGCGCGCATGCTCTCGGCTTCGAAGGCATGAATGTCCTCGAGGCGGTAGCGGACCTGGCCGCGCAGTTTCAGAAAAATTGGGCCAATGCCCTCGGAACGCCACCGCTCCAGGGTAGCCTCACTGAGTTGCCAACGATCTGCCAGCTGACTCTGTGAGATGTGTGAAACGAATTCGGACGCTTGCACGTGAATCTCCTTGATGGTTGATGAGCCCTGGTTTCCGGCTGCTTGAGAGCAGCGCTAACCAGTGCTGGCATTGCATCAATCGAGATTCCACAAAACGTTCTGCAGATTCTGCAGAAACGTTCTGCAAAACCGATTCGTGATGAAGATGCGTTCTGCAAAACGTTCTGCAGAACGAAAAAACCCGGTCTGCGCTCTGCGGGACCGGGTCATTTGAAGGGGTAAATAAGTTCTGCGACTCGAGGGTGGATCAGTGCAACCAGTCACGGTCGCCGTCGGGAATGATCAGCGCATATTCCTTGTCCCCAAAGATGTAGCGGATGAAGGTCTTGTAGACCAACTGATTGCGCCCGAAGAATTTGATAGGAGAAAACCTCTCCGCATCCGAGCCACAGGTATCTCGCAGGGCGTTGCCCTCCATGCGGTGATCAAAGTCATCGATCAGCGCCAGCAGGATATTGGCCTGCATAGCTTCAAGGGGATAGGCCACGCCATCGATATACGCCTTACGCTCTGTTCGCACGCAACGAAGCGTGGTACCCCGATCCGTCGCCGGTTCATTGACCTGATACACCGCCGCTGGTTCCATGACCCGATCGGCGAAGAATTCAAACCGGCTCTGCGACAGTCGCATGAGGTCCGGAAAATGGATGACTTCGTACTGCGCCAGCAGTGAATGGGCTGGCAGAGATACCGAACTGCTGGTCAGGATTCGAGCACTGCGATCGGCACGGTGGCTCGCTAAATGGGTCAGCAGTTTGTGAGCGGTGATGTCACGATTGAGATGGCGGGCAAAGTACCAGGTTACCGTCTTGGCGCGGCGCTCTTCGACGACACCGATGCGCCAGGCAACCTCGGGCACCAGACATTCCACCTGCTGCCGGTGGATGCCAAGCCCCATGGCCAGATGACCGACCACGCGTTCGACGTTGACGACCGTGCTTTGCCGAACGCTGCGCGGCACCTCAAAATCCTCACAGTCACCCCCGCATAGAAGCAGGACTTTGTCGCCGGGTAGTTCCCGCACCACCCGTGCCATGTCATCACCGCACTCCGGGCACTGCAACCAATTCAGTGGTTCGCCAAAGCCAATCAGGTGTTCACGTCGCAAGAGGACCAGCGCATCCTGGTTGCCTTGGTCGGTCAATAGCGGCCCAGAGATTTCCCTGGCACTGCTCTCCAGCATCCGGCACAGCAAGGCCGTGGCCTTGATCTGCGTCTGGCTCATGTCGCGGAGTTAAACGATTCAACGATGCCCAGACCGCGCATTACGCACTGTGCCAGTTCTTGGTTACGGTATGAAAGGTTCTTGATGGTGGTCGATCCGCTGGCGTAGATGTCAAAGCTGAAATGACCCTCGCGGCGACTTTGCTGATCACGGGTGTAGACCATGAGGGTAGCGCGATCCATCTCGAATTCGCTGTCGAACGAATAGGCCACCTTGAGTTTTTCGCGGGCCACGCAAATGGCATCTTCACGATTCGCCTCTGGGCTGGCTTCGATTTGGATGGCGCTGGTGCGCTGGTCGGCCGGGGTGAATTTGGCCCGGCGCAGCCGAACTTTTTCGATGCCCTGCAGTGACCAGTCCTCTTTCGGTGCCAGCAGTCCGTCATTGAGCACACTGAGTTTGAACCGGCTGGGGGTGATCGCTTCGGGTTTCAGATCAGTTTTGGCCAGGTGCTTGGCAAACAGTGTGAGCACAGCAGCGTGGTTCTTTGCGCCGCCCTTGACCACGGTTTCCACTACGCCCGATTTCGGGTGATAAACCAATGCTGTTTCAAGCGCGACGCGGGTGGCGATGCGCCTAAAGTCATGTTCGCAAAATTGTGCAATCGCCGTGATCGGGCCTTCGACGTAGAGCGTGAACTGGACGCTGCCATCGGCTCCACGGTGGCTCACCTCAATGTGTGCCCCCATCCCGCCGCCGGTCTTCTGGTAAAGGGCAGCGACTTCCTGCTTGAAGGTTTGCAGTGACTCATCATCGATGCTCGGGATCAAGTTAGGCAGGATCTGGTGGACTTTCCAGTACCGACCATGGGTCTTGGCCCGGAATGCCAAATGCAGTTCGATATCCCGAAACAGGTTTCCATGCTCGGAGAGCATCCACAGGGCCTGCTCTCGCGGGTCCATGCTCCGAAGCTTTTCGAGGGCCACGGAATCGTTGGCCAGCGCCAGCGCGAACTCCCGAGTGCCCTCTGCCGTGCCAGTGATGTGCGCACGGCGCAAGTCCTCGTTCCAACTGAAGAGGTCTTCCTCGATCTGGATTTTTTCTACGGTGGTGAGTGTGACGTCTTTAGCGAGGCGCGCCTGCAAGGCATGAACCGCATCCGAGACGTCCTTGTAGATGGCCGGCTCCGGCTGGGTCCAGTCGATAGACAAGTGTGCGCCCAGGCAATGGGATCCGGCAAAGGTCTGCAGCACTGCCGGTGCAATGTGACGCAGGAAATGATCGGGGTTGAAAATCTTCATTTTTTGTTCTCCTTCGGTGTGGCTTTATGTGTATCTGCGAACCAGACCCACCACCACGCCGAAGATCTCCAACTTGCCATTGGGCCGAATCACCGGGTACTCGGGGTTGGCCGGTTGCAGGAAATAGCCCTGCACATCCCGGCCAAGGGTCTTGAGGGTGAATTGGTCGTCCACCACGGCAACCACTTGCTCACCCAACTGTGCGTCTTGGCGCCGCTCCACAACAGCCAGGTCGCCGCTGTGGATGCCAGCGTTGATCATGGAGTCACCCTTGACGCGGATCAGCACCGTCTGACCAGGCTCCTGAATCAGGTAGCGGTCAATGGTCATTTGCTCCACGCCGTCGTCCAAGGTGCTCACGGGCATCCCTGCGGGCACCGGCTCGTTGGCCACCAAGCGCTCGAAGAAACGCTCCGTCGGTGCCCAGTCCCCATCGGGCGTGCGATCCAGCATGCCAACTGCACCCAGGCGCTCGAGCACCTTTTTGACGGCCGACTTGGAAGCGTAGCCAAGGATTTCCATCAGCCGTGCATAGGAAGGCAGCACCCGGTGCTGGGCGTAGTAGTGCTGAAGGGTTGCCAGATGCTCGTGGTCGTGGAGGGCTTTCATGATGGGTCGATTATAGAGAACGATTGTTCTCTATGCAATCAATACGCAAAAACCGCAAGCCAACTTGGCGAAATGAAGAAATTCGGCAGCGTTTCCGAAGCCGTCCTCATCTGCCCCTAGCCTTTCCCAACTCCCTTCTGGTGTCGGGACGGCATGTTCTTGAGAATTTGCGAATGCAGTTTTCTCTCAGGAGCCCCTACCAATGAACGATGTCAAACAGACTCCGCCAGACAAGATGCGTGCTGATGAACGCCTCGACGAAGTCGCCCAACTGCTCGCCAGAGGCCTGCAACGACTGCGTACGCCAAATGCCCACAGTCGTGACGGAAAGAGCGATTTAGGACTTGGCTTTAGCGCCAACCAGCGCGTTCATACAGACCCGTCAACCAAAGTCACGGAGTCCAAATGACCACCACGCAATCACCCTATGCCACACCACCATCGGTACTGGCGCAAATCACTGCTTTGCCTGATATGTCGATGTCTGACATCAAGGCCCTCTGGAGGGATCTGTTCGGCTCAGACAACCCGACCCACAACCGGCAGTTCCTGGAGCGACGTATCGCTTTCCGGCTGCAGGAGATCGAGTTCCGCAAGATCGATCGCAA